CCAGAGTTTCTCCGCGGATGCCCCAGCGGGTAATTCGTATCCAATTATCGACCAGCTCTTGGTAGCCTTGCTGAATCCCCGAGGATCGTTTTCCTTGGAGCGTTCGTAATGGCTGATTTTTATGAAGAGCTCCGGGACGGTACTGCAAGGCCGCTGTTTATTGAGTACGGTCTGCCTGTTCTTCTTAAATGCCCCGGCGAAGGGATATATGATTCTGTGAGTGGTCTCGTTAGTGAAGCAGTGGATACGGAGTACTCAGGATATGGGGTTGTCGTCGAGTATTCAACCAAGGACGTTGACGGAACAATTATCACCCAGGCTGATAAGAAGCTGCTTCTGATTCTTGACAATCCCGACATCGCACCCACGGTTTCCCATACTGTCGAAATCGCCGGGCATGAATACGAAGTGAAAAACGTCAGCACTTTGTCGCCAGGAGGGGTGGACATCATGCACACCATCCAGGTCAGAAAATAATGGGTAATGATTTCACACTCAACTTGCAGAACTTTGCGGTGAAATTCAACATTCGGATGGAAACGGTTATCCGTAAAGTGACCCTCGATGCCTTTACCAACATCGTCAATATGACCCCGGTGGATACCGGACGGGCTCGTGCCAACTGGGGTTGTTCAAAAGAAGGTCACACTTTAATTTACGATGTGGGGTTGCTAGATAAGGATGGGTTCAAGACACTCGAGGCGATTGGGGATAAGGTCACCGCTTGGAAATGCGAAGGTTCCATATACCTCACCAACAATTTGCCTTACATAGGGGCTCTCGAATATGGCCATAGCAAGCAGGCTCCAGCGGGAATGGTGCGCCTCACTATTGAACAAGTTCGAAACTTTGTTGAACAAGCGGTGAAAAGATGAGTGAAACAGTATACACAGAAATCAGGGCAGCGCTTTCGCAGCACCTGAAAAATATGCCTGGGGTATACTCAATCGCTTGGGAGAATGCACCGTTCAGCACGACCATTGGCCAGCCTTATTTGATCCCAACTGTTTTGTGGACAGAAGGCTCGCAAGCTGAACTCGGGGCGAATGGCCGTAACTGGGAACGCGGGATTTACCAAATAACCTGCATCTATCCATCAGGGACCGGAACAGGTGAGTCAACGAAGTTCGCAGGATTGGTGCAGCAGCGGTTTAAACGTGGTACCGTACTCAACTTTGGTTCGATTTCGTTGACTGTTCGTAAAGTATATCTTGGTAGAACCACCAATGACAACTCTTCTTCCGCTGGCTCCGCAGTTTCTGGGACAACCGGGTATTCGATGCCCATCAGTATCGCATTTTACTCACAAGTAGAAAATTAAAAGGAGAACACCATGGCTCTAACTACAACGGATGGCAGCAAGTCGCTTTACACCTTCTTCCCTGAAACCGTTCCGGGGACAGCAGCAGCAGGGGCGTATCAAACTCTGCGGAGTAAGGTTGGTGTCAAGTTCGATCTCAAGCGTGACACCTTCATGTCGAAAGACCGTCGGGCAGACCGGATGGAGTCTAGCCTTTCCTACGGGAACAAGTCTGGAACCTTCTCAATCCCTGTCGAGTGGAGCTATGGCACCTATGATTCATTCCTGGAAGCCGTGCTCGGCGGAACTTGGGGTGCCCCAGGAACCACCGTCCTGAAGATTGGTAACGTCGTTCGCACGTTCACCTTCGAAGAAACTTCGAACGAGCTAGCGATTACTGAGCAGGTTCTTGGAGCCCAGCTGGGTGGTCTGTCAATCTCCCAGAAAGTAAATGGGATCGCCGACGGGGACTTTTCCGGTGTGTACCGCAGTGCGACGGTGGCACAGTGCAAGGGTGTACAGATTACACTCTCTGTGACCACGATCACCAGAAGCACTGGCAAGTGGTCTGACGATGGCTTCGGTACCAACTTTACCGCCGGCAGCCGGCTGCTGAAAGTCACCATGCAGGGGAATGCCAACGCAACGTATAATAACGTGGTCATCACGGTTACTGCTCAGACTGATACGGTATTGACTGTCACCGGTCTGGGCGTAGTTGCTGCTGCTGATAACATCGTTGTAAACCTTGCACCCAATGCAACAACCGCAGTCGGAACCACTACCATCGCACCTTTCGACTCCTTCACCGGGACAATCACCGAGGGTGGGACTACCATCGCTCACGTCACGGGCTGGGACCTGAAAGTGGACCAAACTATTCAGCCCAACTTCGCTTGTGCCAGCGATTCCGCCCAGTCGGTGTCCGTTGGTACAATCAAAGTGTCTGGTAATTTGTCGGTGTACTATATCGACGAGTCGCTTCGCAAGAAGTTTGTCAACGGAACTGGTTCAAGCCTGACGCTGATCCTCGGTTCTGTTGCCGCCACCAAAGCCTATACCCTGGCGCTTGGCACCGTCAAATACACGACCAATACTCGTGACGACAACGAAATGGCGCGTACTGAGACAATGGGCTTCAGCGCCACTTATGACTCCACCAACATGTCTACCCTCATGGTAACACGAACACCATAATAGTTGGCGGCAGCCGCCCTTTCCTTCGGCTGGAACCCCCGGGATGGGCTCGGGGGTTCTCACCGCCGATTTGACCATTGAAGACGATAAAGGAGAATCACAATGTCAAACGAAGCCTTCGACCTCTCAACACTCGACCAGAAAGATACCGCAGAAATTCAGCTCGTTCACCCAGCAACTGGCGACGACCTCCCGGGAGCCATCGCTACCGTGTACGGACAAGACAGTGACCAGTTCCGCAGCGAAACCCGCAAGGCAGAGTCCAAATACACGGAATACTCAAGACGCAACCGCGGCAAGTTCATGCCCCCGGAAATGCGCGAAGCTCTTGACCGTGCGAAAATCGTCGCTTGCACCAAGTCGATCGCAGGGCTTTCTTACAAGGGTGAGGCTCTTACCGATGTCCAGGATATCTTCAACCGCTTCCCGTGGGTCCAGGAGCAGGTGACGCAAGGGGTTATTGAAAGGGCAAATTTTATCAAAGGCTAGTCGACGAAGTTGGTGAATTCGCCGAGAGCCATTTTGAACTAGCAAAGATTCCCAAAGGCTCCAGCAAATCGCTACTGCAACAGTTCGAGGAGGTCCAGCGAATAACCGGGAATATTCCCGAAGAAATCGCTGACCTCCCTGAACTCCCAGATTGCGCAACTCATGTTTGGAGCTGGTTTTTTGAAATCAGTAAGACACGGTCCTGTGGAGCGCACGCCCTCAACCCACTTACCTGGTCAGAGATACGCGCCTGGTGCGAACTTAGAAAAATAGAACTTCTGGAGTGGGAACTAGACTGCCTTACACATATCGACGCCGTCTTCTTGTCAGTAAACACTCCAGAAACCAGTAAGGGGTCAAAGAAATGAGTGCTACCGCTGATTTGTATACCTTGGGTCTTGAGATACGGTCAGATGGAGTAGTCACTGCCTCTGACCGTCTGAAGGAGTTGGCCAATTCAGGGGCCAAGGCAGAAACAGCCACCAACGCCCTTACCAATTCTTTTGACCAACTCAAAGGTTACGTTCAAGCGGCTGTTGCTGCTATGGCGGCTTGGAAAATCACCAGTTACATCAACGAAGCAACCCTCCTATCCGCTCGTGTCGAAACACTGTCTGTAGTAATGACAGTGGTTGGCAAGAACGCCTATTACTCCAAAACCCAGATGGAAGAATTTGCGAATGGCCTCAAGAAAATGGGCATCACCACCCAAGAGGCCTATTCGAACATGACCAAGATGACGCAGGCCAACCTGGACTTGACGCAGTCGAGTAAACTCGCCCGCGTTGCCCAGGATGCCGCTGTCATTGGAAATATCAATTCTTCAGAAGCCTTCGCACGGATGATACAAGGTATCCGCTCTGGCGAAACAGAAATTCTGCGGAATATTGGTCTCCAAGTCAACATGGAGCAGGCATATAAGAAATATGCCACTGCCAACGGCTTGGTAGCCAGTGCGCTGACAGAGACGCAAAAGGTGCAAGCACGAGCCAACGCCGTGCTGGAGGAAGGCTCTAAAATCGCCGGGACGTACGAAGCCTCTATGACTACCGCGGGCAAGATGCTCAACTCAATGGCTCGTCTTTACGAAGAACTGAAGCTCGCCGTGGGGAACGTCTTCCTCGAAGGGTTCACCGACAAAGTCAATCTCATGACTGATGCTCTGAAGTGGGCCAACAAGAATATTGATGAGATGCTGG